TGTACCATCATATCCTGCTTGACCCGAAGTCAAAGCAGTACCCGAATTATACCAAGTAGTATCAAACGTATTTGATTGAAGCAACAGATTCTCCCTACCCTTCTCTATTAACCCCTCACTATTAACACGGGTTGCCGATAAGTTAGAACCACGACTGAACGTGAAATCTCCATCTCCGTTAGTTGGCTTGACACTATATAACGTGCCATCTTTGTAGCCGCTTGGTATTTGTATTAATGATGCTTTATTTAATAAACTCATTTTGTTAATTCTTCTAATTGGTCATTGGTTAAACGGGTAGGGAATAGCATTGCTTGGTTTAATGGACAAGCCGCATTATATGCAGCCGCAGTTTCATAAATACCTACACCCAAACGGCTACAAGGTGGTACTGCACCGCTTGTATCTGTTCCAATTTGTACCCCATTTACATACATTACAAAATCATTGTTTGCATAGGCAACCGCTATCTTCTTAATACCGCTTTGATTTGAACCAGTAAAAATTTCAGCAACCAATGTAGATGAAGTAACTACGGCTAAAGCGATTGCATCAGTATTTCTGTTTTGAGCAATAACTATTCGGTTAACTAATGTTCCATCCGAAATGGTTAAAAGGCGTCGATTGTTACCTCCGTAAATATCACCGAGAACCGCAGTATCAACCTCCACAAACATAGTCCCCTCCGTTTGCCCAATCAACGAACTAATCCCCGTCTTATAACACGCATCCGCTACTCTGGTCGTGCTTGTTCCGTATGTGGGGATGTAACTTGTGCTATAACTTCCAATCTCGCTTTGCATTCCATAAGCCCAAAAACTATTTGTTGAAGATGATGTAGCAAGTCTTACCGCAGAACCACTATCTACCATTCCTATGTAGTGGCTTATTGGCGTTCCAGTAGTCATTTGAACTGAACACCTATACCAACCATTTCCATAGTCCTCAATATCGCTTGTTCCGTTTGTACTGCCTACTACTCCGTTTTGAATATCAAAGTTTGCATAAGTAGCAATACCACCCATACCCAACTGAATCCATTGGTGGGAATCATATTTTGCAAATACACTGATTGTGTATGCACCGCTTGATGCGGGATTAAAGTTTACAACTTTTGTAAGAGTACCAGCATCACCCGTTACCAATGTAGCGTTTTGTACTCCCTCTGGGCTTGTAGCATTATTGTAAGACAAACTAACATTGGAAACACTATAAGAACCGATATGCTCGGAAGATGTCACTACGTTAGTCCTCTGTGGTTCAAGCAAAAGACTTGGGCATCCTCCTCCGCTATAATCAACACGAGGAACGTCATCTGTTATACCCTCATAGACTGCCGTTGTTGTTGTTTCAATGTAAGGTTGAGCGACTAAGCCCTCGTTTAGCATAGCGTCTTGAATTAGGATGTTACCGCTTGTTCCGCTTACATCTCCATCATCATCTGCTGGGTAAATTCTTATTTCTGTAATACCTTGAGAAAAAACTAATTTTAAACGATACCAACCCGTTGCACCTACTTGTTCAATACTTGAATCTATATAGTTAGTGCCTCCAGTAATACCTTTTACTCCGTTTTGTAAATCAAAAAAAACATTTGGATTATCAACTCCATCAATCGCTCTTATCCATATCCAATCAAGCGTACCCGCTTTAGCATATACACTCAAAGTACAAACACCACTTTTTGTTATGGCTTGTTGAAGTCTACCGCTTCCCGCAATCTTTGTAAGTAGCCACGCATCATTTGAACCATCATAACCGCTTTGTCCACTTGTTTCGGTGCTGCCACTATTTGTCCAAGTAGTATCAAACGTATTTGATTGCAACAAGAAATTAGCCCTCTCCTTTTCAATCAACCCAGCACTATTTACCCTTGTTGCCGCACTACCTCTTGAAAACGTCATATCGCCATCACCCGTGTCGGGAATAGCCGAATACACCTTACCCTCTTTTGTTGCCGTAGGTGCTAAAACTAACGACGCTAAATCGATTAAACTCATCCTTTCAAATCTCTAATTACTTGGTTGAAACAATCCGCCCCTTCAACTACCCCACTATCACCCGTTACCCTTGTTTGGAACGTCTGCCAATAGTCGAAATAAGGCATTCTAAAGTTTGACATCGTGCAACTCAACGCCTCTACCGTACCCCCATCCGATTCTACACGACTTATAAGGTCGTTAAGAACTTTGAACGGATAGCCCTTGTATCGGGTTGATTTGACAAATACGCCTATCATCGGTTATACGCTACGATTGAACCGCTTGTTAGTGTAATGCTTGAAATGTAGTTTCCGCTTTCAACAGAGATGTAGATGCCGCTTCTCAAAGTTACTCCGCTTAATCCCAAAGCCGTCATAAGACTTGAGCCGTCTTCGTCAAGGATAGCCGATACAACTGCATCATCGTTGACAATAAAGCCTCTGAAAACGCCTGTATTGGCACTCGTGTTTGAAATAACTTTGCAGCCTGTGTAACCTGCTGAAAAGGATGTTGATGTACTACTCATAAATTTTCTCGTTTAATGTGGGTGTATATTGTGTTTTTACTGTTGCAATAGGATTCACTTTTAACATTCCTTGCTCCACTAACTCATCCGCATCGTCAGGATCAGTGTTGCTTGGTGATGTCTGTGCATATACTCGATAGGAAAACTCCCCGCTATCTACTGAAAAGGTTGAACCCTCAGTTACAGAAAACTTGTTGTATCTCTCTGTGTATGCACTTACGTCTGTCAAAATGAAATTGGTTGTGTTGTTAGTCAATCGGTGTGTAATGCTGAATAAATATGTAGGATCAGAAATGGTAGTTTTCTCTGTTAAAGTCAAATACCAGAACTTAGTTTCCTCCTGTGTAATTGTAAGCATCTATATATAATTAAGGTTTTTGTCAAAATGGCGAAAAAAAAGAGGAGAGCCGAAGCCCTCCCCCTGTTAGAAACTATGAAAACAAGAAATTAGATTCCCAACGTCGTTGCTACAGCAGCCTGTACCAAGTATGGAGATTCAGCCTCAATAGCACTTAAAGTGAAATTGTAGCCTTGTACGTCACCCATTGCAGTTCCTGACTCAGAAGTCATTGCAGTGATGTCGCATCCGTACTCGTTACCAGCTAACCAATAGTTATCGTTGTTGTCCTTTACTATGCAGAATACACGATTCTGAGCAAGGAGCTTTAACTCATTACGCTTTGTTGTTGACAACTTACGCAAACGAGCAACAATGTCAGATTGGTTAAATACTGTACCGTTCTCTTGTGATACGTTTGTAGTGGTAGTCATGCTACCCACGCCCTTCGGAAGCTCATAGGTGTAAACATCCCCTGAAACAACTGTTGTAGCCGTTACCTCGCCACCGCTTACGGTGAACCCGGTAGAAGCCCAGTCGATTAAATGAATGCTCTTGATTCCACCAACGGCATCCTTGCAGTCAAGTGTAAATCCTTGTGTTAGATTACAAGCCATTGGTTACCTCCTTTAAGCTAAAGTGAATTGAACTAATTGATCAGGGAAAGCAATCTGTACACCATACTTCATGGTTGCACGGAATCTTACCTCGTCGTTATCTTGAGAATACCAGAATCTGTACTCCTCCTCCTCATTTGCAAGGTCAGTACCCACAAAGAAGTTAGACAAACGAGCAGCGAACATTCTGTTTGTTCCGCTTAGTCCACCAACACCGATCAATTTGATGTTAGTACCTGGAATCATGATTTCCATTCCTTCAGCATCAACAGCGTAGTGGAACAAGTTAGAATCACGCAAAGCAGTTGTGTACTTCTTGAAAGTGTCGATACCAGCAAATACTACTAAGTCATCAGCATCAGCGATGTCAGCAGGTAGAGCGTTGTACATGTCATCAATCAAACTTTCGATGTTTGAAGTAGTGATGGCAGTTGCACTTGAAGTGTTACCAGCGATAGTAGAAGCAGAAGCCGCATCAATGATCTTGTTGAAACCATCAAAACGATTTGTGTTAGGGTTAGTGTTACTTGTTGCAGTGTTACCTTGCCACATTGCCACTTCTAACAACTTAGCGATACGAGATGCTTTCTCGTTACCGATTTGCTCCTCAAATGGAACAGCCTCAGGAGAACCTGGTGCGATTTGAGTCTGCATCCACTTAGCTTCTAAAGTCTTAGGGCAAAGAGTTTCTTCAACCTTAATCTTTCCTACTGTGATGTCACGCT